TCCCGCGGAAGGCCAGACGAGCGCCGTGGTACGAGTTCGAGCTCGAAGAAGCGCTACTCGCCATCGCAAAAGCGAGGCCGCTGCTCGCATTCGAGTTGTTGCCAGCACGCAACACACAACGGCCTCGACTGGCCGATGTCCAAAAGCCGGCCGCGTAGTGGGTAGTATATTTGCTTGTATCAGCCTGATGAATGCGGCTCGGCAGAATGTCGCACTTCGCGCCATGAACGACGCGAGCGATGCAGTTTGCATTTGACGTAACAGATTGTACTGTGCGCTCGGTTTTTTTTATTGGATCGTAGATGTGGGCTACATAATCTATTGGGTAATCGACATCCGAATCGGTACATTTTGCTTTGTAAAATGTAGCATAATTCGTGACGTTAAATGCGATAAAGTCCAGCCATTCAGCGTCACAGCCTACATAATGTTTCAAACCAAGTATCGAATTAAGTGCGTTGCCAACATAGTTGGTGTCACCCATTCCTATTGCGTCTTGTCCGTTTAGTGTAGCGTCATGTGTACCGTTGCCAACAACAGCCTGCTCGTTAGTCGTACCGTTCAGAGCCCACCAAAGATTGCTTATCTCTTTGTGTTGCTCGTAATCTTGTAGCTGATAGCCCGAACCGCGCAGACGGCTGATATTTTGAAAGTCCTTCGCCGTGTAGTTCAATGACCCGATGGGCATTGAAGTCGGATTGCCGTCGCTATCGTATGTCCATTCCCCAGATGTTACAGATGTACCTGTTCCTTTCTTCGATTTCACAGCTCCTGAAAGACTACGAGGCATTTTTAAGCCGTCGATGGTAATAGGGTAAATGCCGACAAGACTATCATTGTCTCCGACAGTATGCTCTGTCCATTCTGGTTCGATAGCCTCAATGCTGGCACTGTCTACTGCAAGACATTCAATGTCGCCGATGTCGCGAAAAGATGTGAAATAAAACCAGCTTGCTCCGTTCGGTACGTCGCAAAACACGTAATCTCCTATGGAGAAATCGAAATACGTATGGCTTACTGACATGATGAACGTGCCGAGTACACGATTATTGTCGTCAGTAAACACTCCTCCAAGACGTGCATGATTCAGTCCCGGCCATCTCACTTGTTTCATTCCTTTTACATCCATTTTGTAACTGTTGGTATTGGAAGCGGTAGATATAATGTCTTCTCCCATAGCTTCTCCTACAACAGCGTCAACTGCATATACTCCGGTGTTCTCTTTATACAGAAGTTCCGAAAGCATGGCTTTTCTACTATGTAATGCAGTTGAAATGGGTTCTGCTTCTGTGATAGAAGGAATAAAATATTTTACCTGATTCTTGTAGTCATTCACTCCTTTATACCAAAAATGAGGAGCATGCCAAAATATATCGAAGCCCTCTCCGGCAGTGTCTGCTACATCGAAGCTGCTCCCGTCTTTCAGATAGTTGAAATCGGTATCGCTTACTTGCACACCTTCCATTTGGTTTTTCTTAGTATTGAAAGAACATTTATAAGCATGACAACCTTTCTTAATTGCAAGGGTGTGTCCACTCGGAATGTAGGTATTGCCATAATCCGCTCCTGTTTTGTTCTCAGGATTACTATACCTCTCACAAGAATCATTCTCAACGATGTCGCTGATTTTTACAATCGAGAACTGTGAATTATGTAGTTCAAGTTGAGGAAAATATGCAGCAAGCACATCTTCTTCGCTTGTTTCTACAAGTTCGCTCAATATCCAGCGTCCGGTAATGCCGCTACATTGCCCGTTTTCGTCATAAGCATTTCCGTTCGCATCGAGCCCGATTGCACCACTATCCTTTATAGAACGCAACATACTGACGCTGGCAGTAGCATTGATGTTTGGAATGCGTACAGTTTTCAGAGCACTTGCGTTAACAACTTGTTCCAATAGAGACATTGCGTCTATGTACGGACATTCATTTACGAATATTTTTGTTATTTTATCCACACCTCCAAGAATAAGCCCGCCGGGATAGGTAAGGTTGGGTAAGTTGTTCAGTACAAGTTCCGTTATCGTTTCAGGCAGGGTTAGTGTACTTATTGGAGATGTCTCTGCAAGTGTTATAGCAGACAGAGAGGTATTTTCAGCATACACAGAAATTATGCGAGGACATTTAGAAGCATTGATTGCTGTAATTTCAGTGTTACGTACATCGAGTTTGGTCAAAAAAGGCATATCTCCCAAATCGATATTGGTCATATAACCTGTATTACCAGGAGACATTGTCCAATCGGAGTGTGTTTCACTACCAAGATAAAGTTCCTGCAACAATGACATCTTTGATAAAGTATTACCAAATTGTGGGTCAATACTGATTTCACTCAAATCAAGCATACTCATTCGGTCTGCTTGGTAAATGTAGAGCATAATGTTTTCTCCATGCTGAAAGCTATTAAAAACTCCTTCTTCACCTGCTTGCAAGTAAATACCCTGCGTGATGTTACCGCTATCGTTACCAATCCCGAAATAACCGGTCTTGGCTGCGCGGAAACGGATAACTGCACCCTCTTTTGCTCCGATACGACCGCCAATATAACCGCTTTCGGCCTTAAAGTCACCACAACGGTAGTAACCGTCACGAATACGCCAACGCTGTTCTATGAATGCTGGGAGCGAAGTCAATCCCAACCCTTGCAAAGCATAAAAATAGAGGTCACTATATCCGGTATATTTGATATATTTGCGTTCGCCATCATAACTTGATACCACTTTCGGCCATTTTTTCATACGCTGTGTGACGAAGTAGTGTAGTGCACCTTTCGGGGAGAATGACCCAGCTCCAATACCGAGCGTATCAGGTAGTGAGCGCATCGTGTCAGCAATACCTAACAAAGTAATGGTATTGCCGTTTGAATCTACTTCCATTTCCTGTTGCCCACGAATGTTATTCCATAGTACACTACCACGTCCTGCGTATGCACTGCTTGTCAAGTCTCCGGGATCAACTTCGGGGTCAATGGTTTGCCCACCGTCATTGTCCTTGCCATTGCAAGTATCGCAGTCATACACTTTGTTACAATACATACGCCGAGCTTCCATTCCGTTTATACCGCTATATATCCCGTCTTTAACACTGCAACCGTCCTCCAAAAACCACATAGGTTGCATGTTTTTCGCTTGTTGATCTACGGCTGCAAGATAGTCGGTGAACAAATAGTAGGCGATAAGAGAATATGGATTGGCATATTTCCACATCTGCGTTTTCCATATTTGCTTCCATGAGTCGGCAAGTTCCGATTTCGAATAATCACAACTGTCACAAAATACCAGCATTTGGTATAAGTCATAGGGTACTTTCTTCCCTAAGGCCAAATCTATCTGTAATTGGTCATCATCTATCATGCATTCAAAATAGCGTGTCCACATCGGATAGGTTTCTTGTCCGAGTTTTAATTTGGTAACCCAAGAGGCTTCGGCTGTTGTCGGCTTCATCATGTCAGAAACATTTCCTACACCTTGCCACCAGTCTAAACCATCATAACTTAACAATTCATAACCGCTTACGGGATTGAGAACCTTACCTGTAATCTGCCACTGTCCGTTCACTTGTTTCATTTCTCCGCTTTGTGCTGTCCAAGTACCGCTTTCGTATGCCATAAAGCGGTAGTTTTCTCCACAATAAAGCGAAAGTAAATATAGTTTTGATTTGTCGGTGGAGGTATCGCTCTTGAAACGGGATTCTATCTCATCAAGAGTTTCATTTTCTGTGCCGAAATATTCTATGAAGTCACCATAGTTAACACATCCTTTATTATAGCCCGGAGTATCTTTGAAACCGAGTGCAACCTGTTCACCTTTATCCTCTTTCCAATTGCCTTTCGCGTGAAACCAAGCATCCGTAAGGCTCTCTGTTGTAGAACGAAATGCAGCAATAGGATGATTGGCTGTCGAATGGTTCATCTGTAATCCGCTCAAAGAGATACTGCCTTTCTCCCATGTGCCGTCAAAAGCACGCTGTGCTGGTGTAAGATAATTATTCCCAAGTGCACGATATGTGTCATTCATAAGGTCGCACACGCCGCAGTCATTTGCATTTGAACTGTCCGAGTAGTCCACCTTTACTGTGATGATGCTTACGGGTATCGTATTATCCCCGACACGAACATAGCCTATCTTCATCAACTCATAGGAGTTTAAAGCTTCTTCGGTACTATATTCCGGATAGATTGGTGTAACCTCCCAGCCCTCATTTTTTCGTAAGTAGAAACGGTCGTTTTTTATCGGCCGTTTAGCAGAAGTTGTTCCCTGCCTACGCCACTGCACATTGATTGCTTTGAAACTGCGCCAAGGCTTTATCGGGTCATAGTAGAAAAGTGTACAATTGAATTTTTTGCTCGTATCTATATCCCCATCAAAAGTGTCGAATGTTGATTGGTCTGCTACTACGACGTAATAAGGAATACCTTTTGCTCCGAGAGCCTCAATGGTCGGACGATTTTGGGTATCGAGTACGTTTTCAGCTTCATACTCCAAAATCATCGCATTTGTATCGGTGAGCTTACACAAATAATTTTGAAAGGCTTGTGCCCATTCATAATGACTGTCATAGGTGAGCATGTAATATAGATATAAATCACCCTCTGTGCCGTTGAATGTTATTGTTTTGGAGTTAAGTATTGCCCCACTGTTACTTATGTATCCTATACATCCCACCTCTTCTCCGTCAAGGTACATTTTAATACAAGAATAGTTGCTACCGCCACGTGATACATAAATTGTAGATGGTTCTACAACAACTGCCATAGTATGCTTCTCGTCACATTTGAACGAGCGTTCCACCAATGAGGGTTGTCCTGTTTTGCAGAAAATAGCCGCCTTATTCCCGCATACATAGAACCCAGCCCCACTATCCGGATCATAACACTCGACGAGTTTTGCTGTTGCCTCCTTGATATTCTTGGTAGCAAAAGCAAATTGAATGGCACAACCTGTCGTGCTCTCGACAGAAGCGTTACCGAAAGGTTTGTAATCCATAATCTCGGCTGTAACATTTTCGGCAATACGCAGGGAGCGTTCATTCAAATAATCCACAAATCCGTTACTTGACCAGTTAGAGCCGTTTACAACCATTTCCACACCGTTATTGATAATACTATGGTCATTCTCACTATTGCTTCGGGTGGCAAAGTCATAGCCAAATAATGCTCCCTCTTTGATGATTGCGCTTATTGCACTGCCCAAGACTTTGATTTCGATGTCGTTTGTCGTAATATTTCCACTTTTAGCGTGAACAGTGATACTTTCACTTCCATCGGTAGCATAACCCTGAATCTGTTTATTTACGGTGATAGATTCCGCAATCATGGCATTTACAGATGTTACGATTTCATCGTCATAGTAAACATCGATGTGGGTTTCTGTTTTATTGGGTGTATAAGCGGCAACTTCAACTACAAGATTGTCATATAGACGCAAAGAACCATTGTTGGTGTCGTTGAAGCGGATTGCGACAATTGGGGTGCTATTATCGCTATCTACGCACATAATGGTCGAGTATATCGTATTGCCTTTTACTCCTGATTTGGTTTCTGTTCCATAGATACGGACAGGATATGCACCATGCGTGAGTTTTTCGCCTCCGCCAAAAACATCACTTGGATTGATAGAAATACTTTTCGTATAACTGTCGCTTATAGTTGCAGTACCAAGAGTTTTCCATACTCCGTTGTAGAGTATCTCCACAGTTGCAAGAATTGTTGATGAGTTGTTAGGAAATTTATAGAATTGCCCTATACTTTTAGTAGTACCACCGACTGTGAGTGCAGTACTACTGGTGTAATACAATGCCATTGGCTGTTCTACGGTAACATCTACCGCCACAATGGTAATCGCTTTTTTCTTGGTGTTACCATCTGCGTCAGTAGCTTGTACAAAGAAGCTTTTACTTGCTGCACTACTAAAATACTCAGTGAAATCAAGTTCGAACTTGTAGTCAGTAGCACTTGCAGAGCCTACGGTATTCATGTCTTCACTCATTAAAGTCAAGCCTGTACTGGCATCAATAATTGACACGTTACGGATAACACCCAATACCTCATTACCATCAGGATAACTTACGCTACGCAAAGCAACATTGATTTTAATGTCTGCACCGTATGCAACAGTGGGTGCAGCTTCCTCGAAATAGATAGATAAAGTACTGTCTTCGCTCGAACCTCCACTGCCTCCACTTTTGGGAATTTTAAGCACTATATCCTCGATCTGCGTTCCGTTTAGGTTTACAGCTTTGTAATAGATATACTCCTCATCGCTTTCTTCATCAAATCCTCCGATTGTTTTTTCCTGCATTATATATGCTCCACCGGTAGAAAGTGCGTCTTTTCCTCCTTCTGCCGGTTTGTCTGAGGTTTCTATATTACTCCCTCCGCTACCAAAAGCTATCCACGGTTTCAAATCATCGGGATTGATGTCGCTTGTTTCGCGTGTGAACTGATAGGCAAGCCAAACAGGTGCTCCGTTAGTATCACTTTCGGCAGTTTTGAATGTCAATACTATACCGCTTTTAAGGTAAGAGAACCCGCTTTCTTTTTCAATATCTACAACAGCTTTTATGGCTGTGCCCAATGTGTATTCCTTATCTCCGCAGAGGGCATTGACGTTAATGGTATTTCCCGTACTTTCACCTCCCGATGTTCCGAAATCTGTCCAGTTGCTTTCTTTGCTCCAATCGCTTGTATCCGTCCATTGTTTGGATAACCAGCCATTTTCTGTCAGAAAGGTCAATATTACACCCGGTATTTGTAAGATTTCTGCATATTCAGAAGTAGTACACCTGTCAAGTGCCACCGAAAATGTTATTTTTTTCTCTGCCAGTCCGAACAATTGATTTACATTGATAATGCTGCGTGCCACTATTTGTTTGTAGTATGATACCAATGTATTTTTATTATTAGCAATATCCTTGTTGGCTTGGCTCATTTGTTCTTGTAACATTGCTCCCTCATCTCCGGGAAATGCTGTAGAACTTGTATGACCAAGTACGAGGTCTGAACCGATAGAAATCAGTTGTGTACCGCTCCAACGATAACTTTTTCCATCCTCTTCACTCAGGAATACTTTTCCGGAAAATGGTATTCGTCCAGTGGTAGTTGCTGTACCAAAGTTATCTGCGTCCAGCCAGTTGTTGTAGTAAGTAGTAGTTTCAGAGTCTCCGATTGTCGGTATATATGCAAGTACGAAACAGCCATTTTCTTTATCATAGATAACTTTGCATCCCTCATCTGTGGAATTTTTATCTATGGTTTCCTTTTTTACGACAATACTCGTGGAAATACCATAAAAATCTACTACATCATCCACGTATGCTGGTAAATGTTGGCTTGGTATTTTCCCCTGTTCATTAAGAGGAGCAAGCCCACTGTTTGCACCTTTTGTCTCTTTAAATGTGTTTAGCTGTACACTAACTTCATTGGCTTTTTGACTTGCATTATCGGCAGTGGTTTTTGTAGAATTTACTTGTCCTTGCAAAGAATTGACACTGTTTCCGAGAGTTGTAAGTTGGGTGTCCTGAGATTTATTCTTTCCCTCGATTTCTGTTACATCATCTTGTAATTTCTCGATGTCTTCTTGTAACTTTTCAACAGCCTCATTATACTTTCCGCTGTCTATGGTTGGATTGCCGCCTTCTTTACCTGTGGAAACCCATTCTCCACCTTCGGCAACATATATCGGTGCAGGTAAGGCTGTTCCGACAAGAGCCCACCATCCGTCATGGGGAAACGGATAGGTTTCTTTTAATTTCTCAATGGTGGTAAACAGACCTTTGTTGGCTGCTTTGATGTTTTTTGCTTCAAGCCATCCCTCAACTTTCACATTTCCTTTCAAATGGGTTTTGCCTTGAATAGTTACATCTCCACCTATTGCCGCATTGCGACCGACGGAAACATCACCGTCTATGTGTTTTGATTCGTAACTCATATTAATACTGATTTAGCCAATTCATTCAATACAGAGCTTTTGTCTGTATCGCCAAATGTGATTAACACTAATGCGGCTGTGGTATAAACCACAGCATCGTAACATCGCTGACAAATCTCTATCGCACCGTATTTATCGATTTTCGGATAGGGGAGATATACAGCACGACTTACCTTTGCTTTTTCGCTTTTACAGGAGTAGAACTCTAATACTCGCCCCTCTGGACGTATCGAAAGAAAACAAATAGGGCGTTGTGCTGTACCTCGTATGCCTTTGAAGCGAGAATGTTGTTTTTCGTATTCGGCATCGTCTGTATTAGTGACGTAAAATACAGGTCTTGCCCAATCACTCATTTCAAAAACAACGAAACGCATGAAATTTTCAGGTAACAGTACCCAACCACTTTCATGCTCCATCCAAAATATGGAGTCACCGAAGTTGTAACCTCCGTCGAGTAGATAAGGGGGAGCTTCGCTATGTATGCGTTTGACAGCCTCTACAATCTTTGACTTGATAATGTCGTCAAGAGCGAGGGTGTCTACATCGCCAATTTCTGTCAGCACATCACTGACCATATTTTGGTCGAGTGCAATGCGAACATCTTTCGCAATGTTGTCAAGGTTATAGACCGTCATACACAGATGTTAATTAAAGTCCTTCAAATTCAATCCCATGTTCTTTTGCATGCTCCTTAATAGATTTGGTAGAGCGAAGAATGGTACGGCTAATACCAAAGGTGTCGGCAAGATAGTCTTTGGCCGAAGCAATGTCACTTACTTTGACCTTTCGGAGGATTACATCTTCATTTTCAACACTATCTTGTGTCTCATGAGTTGACTCTGTATCTTCTCCGCATGTATCTATACTTTCACCCGGTTGCTCTTTGGACAATTCTACTGTCGTATTTTCAACACTATCTTGTGTCTCGTGAGTTGACTCTGTATCTTCTCCGCATGTATCTATACTTTTACCCAGTTGCTCTTTGGTGAAAGATTCTTTGGGGAATTTTACTACCGTAGGCTTTTTTGTCGAAGAATGTCCCTGTGTTGCATATAATTTGAATAACTTACCAAATTTGTAATGGCTCTCTATTGATTTTTGCACTTCCTCATTATCAGTGGTAAATACACTGTTTCCGTTCGACAGAGGAGTAAATGCAATATGCAAGTTCTTTTTGCTTGGAAGCACTACATTAATACTGATGTTAGTGTTCGCCTTGTAAGTTTTGATGATACTCATATTGTTCTAAATATTAAAAGAGGGATGGGATAAAGAGTCCCATCCCTCGATTTTTAATCAATTATTGTTAGTGATTATGTTGCCGTTGATTAGTCTCCTGACGATACCGGAGCTTTTGCAAGTCTCATTCGTGCATGCGCTTTTGCATAACGTAAATATAGACAACTGACCTCTTGGATTACTACTGCATCGGTACGGCGAATGCCGGCTTTTTGTAAGTCGAGAATGTTTCGTGCCCAAGATACGTGGGTTTTCTTAGAAAGATATTCTGGGTCTATTGCTAAACCGCAGTCGCTCATTCCGTTTATATCCATCAGTTCATGATGGATAGTCAATACTTCTCCAAAGTCAGTATCCCAAGATTTGAATTTTAGATTCCAAACCTCTACTGTATCTTTTAGCCGGAACTTCTCACTCTTGATTTTGGAAAATGCAGAAAGCATTTCAGAGCCACAAAACAGAATCTTACGTTTGTTGCCGATACCAGTACCGACAAAAAGGTCTTTGGTAATGTCCACAAGGTTATCATCGGTGATTTCTGCACAATTTTTTTCGCTATTCCATTCACCGACTTCAATGTCTTTACCTGCCATCCACCAAATACCACCTGTAAACCAAGTGTTCATACCGTCTTTGGCAATGTGCTTGATAACCTGCTTCACACCGAACAGATAAGTATTTTCCATTGCGAGGCGCATATCATATACACCGTCTTA